TGTAGGCTGCGGGGTTCGTCAGCAGCCGGCGGAGAACCCGCTGCAATCCGAGCGGCGCGCCGGAGACAAGCGCAAGCGCGCCGCTCGCCGACAACGATAGATCGTTGCCGAACTGATGGCTGATATCGGCCATGACGGTTCCTTATTCGGGGTCGTTGTGATCCGTCGTGCCGGTCGATCCGCCGCCGGATTGGACGCCCGGATGCTGGTGCGCGTCATAGTTCTGGCGGAGGCGATCGAGGGAGCCGTGGCGGTCGCTTACGTCGCCGTTGCAGGCGATCGAGCCGTCAACGAACACGGTTCCCCCGCCCGGTTGCAGGAATATCGAGCCTCCGGCGCAAACGCGGATGGTGGAGCCGAAGGCGTTGACGATGAATTCGCCGGGGACGCCTTGCGCCTTCGTGGTCGATGGCGTTCCGCCCGTGCCAGGCGCGTTCGGGGTTTGCGGCATCGGCGCGAGGTCGCTATGCGCGAAGCCCGCGACGACGCCGTGTTCTGCCTCGCCGAAATCGGGATGCACGAACGCCATCCACCCCGGCGAGGGGATGAAGCCGCCGGTCGCGCCGGGGCCGGATGATGGTTGCAGAACGGGGAGCCATCCGGTTGTGATGCCCTCAGGCTGCAACGTGACGCGAGCGCGCAGTTGCGAACCGGACGTGTCCACACTGGTAACGATGGCCCAGCGCGGACGCGCAACGGTGTTCAACACCTGATGGACGATCCGCTTCATGGCCTCAATCAGTGCTTGCGTCATTGATCGCCTGCGTTGTGGCGGAGCTGTGAGACTTCGCGCGCACGTCCATGGAATAGCCGTTGTCGAAACTGATCCGGCGCGTGATTTCGTCCACGAAATAGGGCTGATCGAACGCCGATCCGGTCCCCTCCAGGCGCGCGATGCTGCGCGGCGTGATCGCGTCCGTCGCTGGTTCCGACCATGTGACGTTCCGCTCATGCTTCATAATGTCGGCCAGAAGCGATTTCGCGAGCGCATCGGCTTGGGCTTGCGTGAGGTTCGGCCGAATGAAGGTGTAGACCTTCGCTTTCTTGCTCGCCGTGGTGAAAACCGAGCCGTTGACGGACCCCGCCGCGCCGGTGGCGGTTGACTGCGCCTTCGCCACGACCGCTTTGCCGGTTTTCGAGTGGAAGCTCTTGACGGCGACAGTGACCGGCCGCGCCAGCATCAGCTTGTGGTCAAGATGCAGCCTGATCCCGTTGCACATGGGAGAGGCGGCCGAGGCGGTCGCGGCGTCCCAGACCACGCGATAGGGCGCGTCCGTCAAGCCCGGAAGCGGCCGGTAGTGCAGCGTTTTGCCGGTCAGGAACAGGTCGCAGGCGTCAATCTGCGCGTGCCTGACAAGCAAGTCCCATTCGTTCGTTGAGCGCGACGCCTGGTTGTGCGTCTCGCGCGTGTGGTCGCTCCCATAGAAACGATCGGCGAGACCGGACGGCGCGATGATGTCCGTTGCGAGGCCGTGGCGTGCCGCGATCGTCGCCGCGATCTCCGCGCCGGTTTGATTTTGGAACGCCTCGGCCGTCTCCGTTTCGATCAGCAGCGCGCCGAGATCGCGGCCCGTGAGCGTAACCGTGCCGCCCTCCAGATCGGCCGAGAGATCGTCGGCATGGCCGATCCCGAGGGATGTCCACTGCGCCCCGCCCGGCCCGGCCATCCCCACCTGAATATCGAGGAAGGCGGGGATGTCGATTTTATCGAACCACGGCAGGCCATGGCGCGGGTCGGCGTTGAGCGCGAAGGTCGCCGACCACGTATCCGGCGAGAAATGGCTTGTCGCCGTCCATGACGCCTCAAGCGCGCCGGGGATGGGGTTCCCGTCGAGCAGAACGCGGAGAAGCGGCGCGCGAACGTAGGGCTCGCGCGCCGGATCGTTGATCGCCCCACTCATAGGATCGTCGCCCCGTAGAGGTCGGGAATGCCGTCGCTGGGCGCTGGGATGGCGTCGGGGATCGTGAGCGTGACGACGCCGGACAGCATCGGATCGGTCAGGCCGGACGCCTCGGCGATCCGCCACCATTGCGTTGCGTCGCCGAGCTGTTGCGCCGCGATGGCGAACAGGTTCCCGCCGGCCGTCTGGACGGTGCTCGCGGCGTTCCCGCCGATCGCCTGAGCCGGAGGCGTGGCGGGATCGAGGAACGCCGTGGCGTCGGTTGCGCCGTTCGGGGCCGCGAGGTTGGCCGCGATCCGCCCGAGCGCGCCGCGCGCCGCGAGCGCGGACGCCTGCAGGCCGGAGTATTGCAGCACCGTCGTGAGGTTGGAGACGGCGGCCGAGGGCGCGGCGTTGCCCAGCAGATTGCCGGAGTTGGTCGCGAGATAGTTGATATAGGCGAGCTGCGCGTCTCCATCGGTTACGGCGGCCGTCACCGCTGCCTGAGCCGTCACCGTCGCGGCGGCGATGGCGGTTGCGCTCGGATCGCCCGCCGCGATGCCGCCGGGGATTGATTGCGTGATCGCCTGGACGGCCAAAACGCCCGACGTGATGGCCGAGCCTTGGTTTACCACGTCGCCCAACGTGGCGGCGGCGGCGCCGATCGAGGCCAGCGCCACGGCCGCGCTGATGTCGTTGCCCACGGCCGCGATGAGCGAAGGCGTGGGGTCGGCCGGGGCGGCGCTTTCGTCGCGCAACACCGTGCAGGTGATCGAGTATTCCGACATGAACGCCACGTCGCGCGCGTCGAATTGCGAGACGACGACGGTGTAGAGGTGCGGCCCCCATGACAGGGGGACCGGCGCGCCGGTAACGCGCATCAGGTCCATGGCGGCGGCCCGCGCATCGCTGTCGGCCCCGATCATCCGGCCGGCCCACGAGATGGGCGCGTCGTCGCGACCCATGGCGTCGATCACGCGACCGCCGCCGGGCATCTTGTGGACGTTCAACCGCTGCGCGCCGCCCCATGAGATCGAGGCGGGAACTTCCTGATCCGTCAGGACGATTGAGCCCAGCACAACCGGGCCGTCGCCGCCGAACAGGACGGACGTGATCGCGCCGACCGCGCCGAGGCCGGAGAGAAGTGCGCCGCTCATTTATGGTGCCGCTCCACTTTGGCCGCCCCACGGCGACGCGCGCAGGTCAGGCGCCGCCGTGGTGCTGGCGGTTCCCCCGATCTGTTTTGCGATGAAGGTTCCAAGCGCCCGGCCGTCGAGCATCATTGTCCCGGTCATTTGGACCGGGCGGCCGGAGGCGTCGAAACCATCGGACGGGGTTTGGCCGTAGGCGTCGGCGGCGCGGCGAACCGAGGCCCTATTCGCCTCGGTGACGGCGGACGCGCCGCCCTTTTCCGCCTCGCTGCCCTGATAGGCCACCCACCCGAGCGCGGCGGCCAGCGCGGCGGCCGGGCCGCCCGTCCGCAAAGCCGCCAGGACTGATCCACCGCCCGCCGCCGCACCGGCTGCAACGCCGCCGCCGCCGCCCAGCAGAGACAGGCCGCCTCGGATCGCCCCCGCGACCGCCAGGCCGCTTAGGACGGTCCCCAGCACGGCGAGCGCCCCCGCCACGTCCAACAGCAACGCGGCCGTTTTCGGGTGCGCCTCCACGGCCGCCGTGAAAAAGTGAATTGCGTCAGTCAGGCCGTGCAGGATCGTGATGGCGGCCGGAACCCCGGCGTCTCCAAGCGCCTGCATGAACGATGCCCACGCAGCATTGAGCGACTTGATGTTCGTCTCCAAGTCGTGCGCCTGCAATTCCGAGTATTGATCGGCGACGTTCGGAATGTTGCCGTAAATCTCGCGCGCCCGCTTGAACTGTGGCGCATTGCTTGTGACTTCCGACACAAGCCGTTGCACGGTCTGACGGCCGAACATCTGGAAAATCGCCATCATCTTGTCGATACCGTTTTTCGCAGCATAGTCGGCGATTGCCTTCGCGCCGTCTCCCGATGTCAGATACTCCACCGGATCAGCCATCATCGGTTGAAGGCGTTTCAGCGCCGAGGGGTTGACGACAATTCCGCCGCCCTTCCCCTTGTGCCACTCGCCGAGGTGCAGCAGTCCGGCGGAGGTCAGGTTTTCCGCCACCTTCGCGGTCATCGTGCCGCCGATGAACTGCTGATAGAGGCCGGTTTCCGCCGTGCCCAGCTTGCTCGCGCCCATCGCTATCGCGGCTTCCACCCCGGCGGCGTAGAACGCCTCGGGCGTCTGCCCCTTCACCGCCGCGCCGGCCTGGCGGGCGGCTTGCAACAAGTCGCTTGATTTCAGGAAGCCGCCGCCGAGGATCAGCGCTTTCGCGGCGGCGTCGAGTTCGGCCGTGAGCCGCGCCGGGTCAACGTGTTCCTGCCCATCAGCGCCAGCGCTGTAAATCTGGCCGCGCGCATCGGCGACGCGGGCGAGGTTTTTAATGATGTCCTCGGCGTTCTCGCCGGTGTAGTGCGAGACGACGGCGGCGGCCTTCGCCGCGTCAGGCAGGATCGAAAGCG